TCTAAAGCCATGTTTTTTAATTTTTAATTGTTTGAAAAATGTTTTGTAATTTTTTAAAGCTATCCGATTTCACGTTCTTACTTTGTGCAAGAAATGTGTTTTTCGGTGCTTGTGTTTCTGGTGCAGATTCGATTGTCGCAAAAGCTTCCATGAATTCAATTAGCTTTTTAGTAACCTCGTTTAATGAACTTACTTTAGTTTCAATCTCGGACATCTTTGAATTAAAAGAATCGCGAAGCTCAAGAAATTTAGCATCGTAATTAAATGCTTCCTCTTTGCTTTGCTCAACTTCAACTTCAACAGACACCTCTTCCTCTTCTACCATTTTAACCTCGGCAATCACGCCCGGCTCGGCTACGATTACTATCGTGCCATCTTCTAGTTCATGCTCACCAACTGGTGCAGGAATTTCCCCTTCTTCTGTTACCACTGAAATTAAACCGCCAACTTCTAACTTGTCAAATTTAACGATTGTGCCATCGGCAAGAACGCCTTCAGCAAATTCAGTTACCACTTCTTCTGGAGTACTCACAACCTCGTCAGAAAACAACAAACTTTTAATTTGCTCTAATGCTTCCTTTGCTTTCATACTTTTTGATTAATAATAATTATATATAATTGAATTGATTTTATGCAACTTAAATCTCTGCGCTTCGCAATATCTCTTTTATCTTTTCAAGCATGATATCCTCTTTCTTTACAATGTCTGAATACCCAAAAATACCTTCTACGCTAAAGCCTTGAAATTCGCCTGACTTTACCTTTGCCCAAATGTCCGCGTTATCTACTTTGTAACTACCAAACCAAGACCCGTCTTTTGCATCTTCAAATCCTTTTATAGGCATTTTACCCATTTCTTTATTTACTAGCCATGATTCAAACATCGTAACGCCTTGCACCGCCTTATCTGGATTGTGCATTTCGTTTACATTTGATTGATAGCCACGCTTGAAAAATTTCTCGGCTATTTGCTGAATAGTCCCTGAATCAAAAACAACGTAATGTTCGCCAAATTCTTCATTGTTTCTATAAATTGGAACGTCTGCTAACATCAAAGCACCAGACAAGATTTGTTTATCTTCGCTAATAACTTCAAACTTTAAACGCTCATTAAACGCTAAGAAGTTTTTCTGAATAGCGGGTCTATCAACTAGCGCGATGTAATCCACTTCGCTATCGTCGGACATATCCGAATTGATAATAAGTTTGTAAATTGGTAAGTCCATATCTTTAAATATATTAAATTGTTGCAGCTGCCTTTATTTTGTTAATTCTATCTTGTGAATCTGTGATATCTGTTTCAACAACAAAAGCTTTTATTGCTTGTTGATTTTGTACGTTCACGTTTGCCGTTCCTAATGATTGCGTTTGTGTAACATTAATACCCGATTGGATAGGTGCTTGAGCCAAAGCGGTGCTAAAGCTTTGTGGACTACCACCGCCCGGAATAGAACCACCACCGCCACCGCCCGGTACTTTCACAGACATAATACTTTTGACTGCCTTAAATCCTGTAACCGAAGCAGCTAAGACCGCTGGAATAGCAGCAGGGAACCCTAATTTAACACCTGCCGAAATACCTAAGTAAGTATTTATTAAAGCTTGCGCAACCGCTAAAGCCTTACCCGCTGCCGTTTCTTTACCTGCTAAGTCTGCAAGTTGTCCCGCTGTGCTTGATACCGCTGTTAAAAGTTCAATCTCTGCTTGTGCTGCCCTTGTTTTTATTTCTAAATCGGTCTTTGCGTTTTCTTCAAACTTTGCATAGGTTTCAGCATTTATAGAAGTTTGCTTTGCTTGTGTTAATAAATCAAATCCAATTTTCTTTTCAGATGAAGCCTTTAAAAAAGCATCATTATTTAAATCTAATTCTTTTATTAATCCTAAACGCTTATCTTCTTTGTCTTTTATTTCTTGCTGTTCTTTTTCAAACGCTGCAAGTCTAAGAAGCTCGGCTTCGTCTGCTGCTTTCTTATCCGCAATTTCCTTATCTCTTACAGTCTTTCTATCGGCTACCCTTTTTTCCTCTTCAGTCTTTAGCCTTGCAGTTTCTTGCGCGTCAATTATTTTCTTTTGATTCTTTAAATCTTCAAAGTTTTTTAAATCCTCGCCACGCAATCCCTTTTCGGCATTGTACTTTGAGCGTAACGTATTTAAATCATTTTCGGCTAATTGCTTTGATAGCTTTGCTATTTCCTTTTCTTGACCACCCTGAGCGCTTAGTAAATCAATGCGCCTTTGTATTTCTTCATTCGCTGACTTATTACTACCTGCTAATTTATCATAAGCACGTGATGCTTCGCTTGTTGCACCTACAAAATCAGTTACTTTATCAACTAACTTACCGATAAATTCACCAACTTTTGCAAGTTCGGGAATAAAATCTAATACAACCTTTTTAACAGTTTCAAAATTAGCTATGACTAAACCGACCGCAATAGCTAAAGCACCTATTCCAGTGGCTATAATCGCACCCTTTAAAGTGCTAAACGCCGTAACTACTTGCGTCTTAATAATTGCGCCAAGCCTTGCAAAATCTTTTGCACCATCTTTTACAGCAGATAAGCCTTCAGATAATGCCAAAGCACTTTGCACCTTTAGTAATTGCTTTTCAAGTTCCGCGCTTTCTGTTCCGAATAAACCGATTGCACCTTGTAGACCTGCATAACCCGCTGCCGTTGTTTGAAGAACACCACTAAAGGCTTGAAACTTTTTACCGGGGTCGAATAAGTCCGCGGTTTCTCGCGCTTCGTTTACGCTATCTTTTAAGAGTGCAACCTTTTTAGCTGCGTTTAAAGCTTCTTGAGAATAATCACCAAAGTTTTTCTGCGCAAGTATTAATTCTTGATTCGCTTCTTTTAATTCGGTCTTTATAGACTTAACCGCTTTTACTGTTTGCGTGGTGTCGGTTGTTATTTCAAGCGCTATTTTATTATCGGTTGTCATCTATATCTTTTTTAATAATTCCACTTTTGTTAAACTATCACCTAAAGGGTTATACCCATCTATCTTATTTAAGTAATATAAACCATTTTGAACTTTGATAGGTTTCTTAAAATCTAAGTCCATTATGTCGATAGTATTTAATAAGAAATATAAAGTAATTAGTTTAGCGTCTTTATTGTCTTGCGCTTCGATAAATTCTTGATAGTATTTCACGAATAAGTTATAAGCGGGATAAAAAGCGGTTTGAAAATAAATCTCTTTTGGTGCTTCAAAAGCTAGGTCGTATAATTCAGTCGTGGCGCTATCAATTAAATAATTATAGATATGCCCGAAGTAAGGATATTGTACATTTGTGCCATCAAGCAAAGTGTCACCATTATATATTTCAAAGTTGGTGCAATCTTGTAACCCCCCATAAAATACTAGCTTAGGGTTTGTCTTTACTTTCTTGTAAGTTCCATCTGTGTTAATATCAAACATCGCAGGTAATGCCATATCGGTATTAATAAACACGTTAGGCACTAAAGAGAAAATCAATTCAAATGCTTTGTCATCTTTGCTAAATTCGTTTTGAGTTGTGTAAGTTTTATTCCCATACGAGCTATTGTATTTATTGAAATACAACTTTGAATAATAGTCGTTATCATTCTTGTATTTAAAGCTCAATGTCTTAGGTAAGAAATCGTTTGAAGATTTAATCGTAAACCCTTTAGATAAATCTTTTTTATTATCCCAGTCGATTACGTTATCGTTATAAAAGTCGGGATAAGGTATAAACGTTAGCTTAAATTCGTCGTCTTTATCTTGAATTACATATAAGTTTAAAAGGTTAATAATTGACTTCAAGAAATCAGCTTGTTTAATTGCAGTCGGAACAAATGATTTGCCTTCAAATTGCTTACCATAAATTGCGGGTACTTTAGCTGAATTATCAAAGTTCGTAATTACTAAATTAGAACTTAATTGAATGTCTAAAATTGTTGTGCTTAATGCACCACCTATCTTTGCTCTGAATTCATTCGCTGCGCCGGGGCGTAATACAAAACTAAATTCATAATTGAAAGAACCTATTCCGCCTGAGATAGGATATTCCGAATAACTTTCTACGCCTGTGAATAAGTCTTTCATACCGATAGATATGTTTTCTTCCGCGAAAGTGTCACGCATCCAAACAATCATACCTGTGAACTTTGCTTTTATTTCATTAGCTGAATTGTTTACGATGTAATAATTGCCTAAGCCATCGTCAGCAAAATTGAAATAGCTAGGAACTAAACTTCCGGGGTCTAATTGCAAAGACCGATATAAATTATTGACTTCTTGAGCTTCCAAATCCGCGCTACCTAATGCCGAAATGTAAACCGTGAAATCCTCTTCATTATTTAAGAGCGTAATCTTATCTAAATTATTAGTATCCCATAGCGTAGTGTTATAAGTGTAACCCGCTTCGCTCATTATCTTGTCGAATATTTCACGACAAAACAAGGTAGGTCTGAAATTAGTTACATCTAATTTGCTAGGTGTTGCATCTTTAAACTTACCATAATTCGCTAAAGCATAAATATAATCGTCACGCGACCAACTAGCTTCTATATTTGTTAAGTTATAAACTTGATTGAATTCGCTTAGATTTAAATCAGTCAATAGTTTGTCACCTACGCTACTAAATAGGTTGTTTAACGAACCGAACAAAGCGCACTCGTATATTAGTTCACCGTTCAAATACTTTATCTCTAAAAGCCTTAAAACGCCTACAAATATTTCGATATTATCAAGCGTTACCTTTGTAAAAGCTTTCTTTAAAGGATTAAAATTTACCCCGATATTTGTTTCTAAACTTGAGTACGGATTCTCAATATTGAAATCAAAGTAACTACCGAATAAAAAGTTGTTATGCGCAGTACCCGGAATGTAAATAGTCTTTGAAAATGTCGTGGTACGTTTTTCAAAATCTTCAATATCAACAATCGAATAAGTGAAATCTATATCTACGTTTTTATCCAAGTCTAATGCAACGCCTTCAAGATATATCTGTGTCCTTTGCGTAGCCATTATTTTGTTAGTTTAATATTATCGTATGAATATTGCAATTCTATTTGCACGTTTTGCAATCCATCTACCTTTTGTATTTTAGGCTCGTAGGTCGTCGATTTAATCGTCGCGGGTATATAATAGGTCACTCCGTTTATCTTTTCTTCTACGTACAAAGAATGCGCTTTAATAAGTTCCCAAAACCATTCATGTTCTGCATCGTTTAGTAAATCAGAATTTAAGACTACGCCCTCTGTGTAATTAGTAAAATAATTTTGATTTGAAAGATTAAACATATTGTTTACGTGCTGACTGTAACCAGTTGGTGTAAAGTTATACGGGTAGTTTTGTATACTCTTTCTTTCGATGTCGTATCGTTTACGCTTAACCATGTTAAAAGTATAACTATCAAACCCACCTAAGCTGTTCTGCCAATACACATTTGTTTTTGCATACTTTGAACAGTAATCATTAAAGGTAAATTTGAATGTTTCACTCACAGCGATATCGTCTGCATCTAGTAAAGTAATTTCACAAGCTGTGACAAAAGGATTAATCAAATATCCGCCTATTGTTTCCCAAGTAGATTCTACTGTTTCCCACGCTTCCGATACATCTTCCCAATAAACGAAATCAGCTCCGAATGATTCACGACTAATCGCAATAATACCTGCTAAAGCTGAAAGGTCTGGAATATCAAACTCATAAACCCCTGTTGGAATTAAAGCGTTACTTTCGTATAACTTTAAAAGTATCTTTGTCGCGGGTGAATCCCCATCAATATAACTTAAGAAGTTTGTACGCTCAAAGTCTGTGCTTAAAACACGTGGCGAACTTGTTAAAAACTTTGTACTTGTGTCGGTTGTCGTGAATTGTGTTTGATTAAATTGCACAAAATCGGTGAAAGAAACTTGTCCGTTAAAAGCATAACGCACAGTATCGTTATAAGACGTTCCACCGATAGATTCCACGCACTTAATCTGATAGTTCACATAGTAGCTTAAATCGTTTAAAGGCTTCCAAAACACGTCAAATTCAAAAAACATTTGGTCGTTCTTTGTAAACGATAGTAAGAATTGTTTTACGTCACAATACGCAAATCCATCTTCATTAACTACAAGACGAACCCGACCGATTAAAGACGATTGAATATAAATCTCTAAAAATACGCTTGTAATTTCGCTATTCGTTTGAACATAATAAATCATGTCGTTATTTATCGGTGTCCAAAGCTGTGGTGTTTGAATGTACGTTATTGCCATTATCTTTTAATTTGTATTACTATGTCTTTTGTTAGTGCTTGTTTCATTTCTTTGACTAAATCTTTTGAATTAGCGTCTATTGCATCGGTTAAAAATTCAGTCCCTTTTGTTCCATACTTACCTATCTTAGCTGCTATCTTATAAGCAACCGCTTCAAGTATTGAAACTTTTTTATTACCCATCACAACCTTTTTTTTGCTTGAGCTTATCAATGACCCATCACGCTTATAACCTCGCTTTGTAGTCCCTCCATCGTCAAGCCTTAATTGCTTTTCTTTTATCCATTGAATGATAGAAGAAATCGGAGGTCGTTTACCTTTTGACCTGCCATCGTTTACCCATTGCCAATAGTCAAGCATTCTGATTTCGATACTGTAATTATCGCCAAAGAACTCAACTGGTGTGACCGTTATGCTTTCACTTAATCTACCTGAAGCGTTTGAATCTTTGCCATTCTTATTTGAACGCAAATTCTTTTCAGCATCTAAAGCAATTCGCGTAGCATATTTTACAAGCACATCTTCAATTTCTGTGAATTTAATCGAAGTCGATAATGTACTAAAAGGCTGTGCCATCTTATTTCCTTAACTTTTCTAATTGCCTACGTTCATTTGCATTCTTATCCTTTAAATATGCCAAAGAATTTAACGCTTGTATTATATTTAATTTCCAAACCTCGTTCAATGCTACTCGTTCAAACTTTGCGATAAGTTCGGCATTATAAACCCATCCCCACCGTTTTTCAAAGGTTTCAGAATCGCTCTCAATTTCTCCTTCGTCACTCGTTTGTTCTTGAGTACCTCCTTGACCGAATAAACCCCGATAGCCTTTATTAAGGCGCTTATAAGTTTCAAAAAAAAAACGCTTGTATGATAGCAATTTGCAAAGTTTGACTTTAGCATATCGCTTGATACCTTGCTATGCTCAACACTGCCATAAGGCATTATGCTTTCTTTTCCATACCAATTCTTTTTAACAGGCATTGACAATGAAGCCATAATTAAGTGCAAGTTTTCGACCATAGCGTTTTCACCTGCTAAGAAAGTTGTGATATCTACATATTGCCCGTAAGTCAATTTAAAAGCATCTAAAGACATCATGTACTTAGTATCGTTTACTTTCACATACTTTTGAAGCTTACCTTCAATCGTTCCTTTGTGCAAGAAATCCAAACTAGGTTTTAAATCTTTGAACTTATCCAAGGGCATATTGTCAAGTTCATCTTCTGAAATTTCATTAATTATTGAAATCAATTTAACTTCCTTTTCAAAGTCATTCATATTAGCATCGTTTATAATGCCATAAATAAGCTGATAATCTTCTATTGTAATTGTATTCCAGTTCTTCATTATTGTTTAAATATAATGTAAATAAAAAAAAGACTTACCGTTGTGGCAAATCTTTAAAATCTTTAGGGTCGTTATCTTTTCTGAACTTTCGCCAATCTGGTGATACGGTAATCAAACCACCGCTATCGATATAGTCTTTTAGATATTGTTTAAATGCTTCAGGGTCATTCTTTGCTATTTCCTTTATAGCTATTATTTGACCGCCTTGCATTGAATCGAAAAACTCAAAAGCTTTATCTTTCATTTAATTAAAACTTATATTTTATAGCCTTTACTAAATCATTTACAACATCTTTTTTAAGATTTGAATAACATCTATAAAGTAGATATTTTTCGTCACCAATTGCATCTTCATTAGTTATTGAACCTGTCCAATTTCCATTGTATTCACTAACTACTATTTTTATATTATCAACTTTATTAGAATAATAACCTTGACATTCTTTTTTAAGTTTTAAAGTTTCCATATCTTTCTTTGTTTGTTAATCAAAGATAATGCAAAGCACCTATTCAATTGTCATAGAATTGTCATAAAGTAAATTATTTTGTAAACTCTGTTTACAACTTTTTTTAAAAATTGTAAGTTTTAATCCTTACTTTGTGACATAAATAAGCGATTTACACAAATAATAAGTGTTTTTCATATTAAAGCATATTGTCCTAATGTACGACCTTGAATAAAACCACGCCACGCCAAAGCTAAAGAACAAACCGCATCGTCGTGCATTCCTTGCGGTGCTGAATACTTTACTCCTGTTTTGCTATACACATATTCAAACAACGACAATTCATCTACGATTGACCCCTCCGGGTATTTAATTAAACCTTGCTGAATAGCTATGACTAAACCCTCGATTAGTTGCTGTTTTGAAGTGCTTGTAAATTTAAACCCCTCTATCATATAGTCGTCACGTTGCAAGTCCTCGACTATTGGGTCGCCTACGCCTGTGGCATCAATTACCTTTGGCACGTTTGATAATTGCTTTATCTTATTTTTAGTAGCAGACCAGTCAGCTTGAAAACGGTCGTAATGACATACGCAACCATTACCGTCAAGACCGATAATAACAGTATAATCGTAAGACTTAGCCAAATCAATGCCGTAGCAAATGGGAACGGCACTCGATATTTGCGTAATGTTTTGACGAATAAAGTCCATGCCAAATGGATTAGCTGCATTCTCCATTGGATTCGCAAGATATTCCTGCTCAAAGACCGCCGAAGGTAACGAAGCACGAGCGTCGTCAATTTCTTGATTATTAATAAATGGATTGTCATAAGTTGTATATTTGAATGATTCAAAATCTTTGTCACCATTACGCAAATAAAGACGATAGAAGAAGTCTTTACCTCGCGGTGTAGATATGAATAAGGCGCGACCTTGATAGTCGGTAAGCGTTGGTCTTATTGCGTTGTTCCATGCATCTTCTAAGTGTGGGATATAACAAGCTTCATCTATTATCACATTGTGAAACTTAAGACCACGCAAGTTATCTAAACGCTCACCAGTAAAGAAACGAATTTCACCACCTGTGACGAACTTAAAAACCAAATCTGACTTATTAGCGGTTGCTACCTCGTTCGGGATTAGCTTTGCTATCTCGTCAAAGAAAACTTTGGCAAGTGAATATGTCGGTGTTATGTACGCATTAATATTACCCGCTAAAGATTCCGTTATTGTGTACTGTTTACTTATCAAAGATTTACCCCACCTACGACCACACATTAAAACGCGAAAACGTGCCTTTGATTCTAAGACGCTACGTTGTCCTTCGTGTGGTTTAGGAAGCTCGATTGCTATCGTCTGCATCTTTATACGTTACCTCTATTTTAAACCCACCTAAAGCGTTTAAATCCATTTGTTCTTTCGGCTTACCATAAACACGAGTTAATAAAGTTTCGATTGAATATAAAGAACCTTTCTCGATTGACTTGCGTATCGCTCCCGCGATTGTCTTTTCTAAAACCGTTGCTTGTGGATTAATATAAACCTCTTTAAGTTCTTCAATAGTCATAGACATTAAAACCTGAATAGCGTCGTTTACCTCGCTTACCTTGTAGCCTTGTTCACGTAATTGTGAAACGTATTTTCTAGGTCTGCCAGTCGGATTAGCAACCGCGCCTTTTTTAAATTGTGTTTCTTTATTTGGAAATGCCATACACCTATTTTATACCTATTTTTTATTTATATCACCGTTAAATATATCCTTTAAGCTATCATAAATATAACTTGATTGTTTACCCCAAAAGAATTCACATTCATCTTCAATATACGGAGGGTCTACAAAGTAACTTTGATATTCACATGGTGTCGCTGTGTAACGATAGCACTCATTTTTTAAAGGGCAATCTTCACCCTTGCACATTGATATGTCTGGCATCTTAAAAATAATTAAATATCCCTATAATTTTTGTTATTAAATAATAAAGCATTAATCCAATAAATGAAACGTATAAAACAAACTCAATTACCTTTTCCATATAATCTTTCTTGAATTAATAAGTCGTGAATGTCTTGTAAGTATTCTTTATGTTGTTTTTTATCCCCGTATTCTATATGACATTCTCGGCACAAAGCTTGTAAGTTATCGATATGGTCTGCAAGTTTAGACCCACCCATTCCACGTGCTTCAATATGGTGAATGTCTACCGATTGTTTACCACACACCTCGCAAGGTATGAAGCTAGTTATATCGTAACCAAAGAATGACAAATAAAGTTTAACGTGCTTTTTCATTTGACTTTCATTATCGCGCTGTATTCGTCACACAAGTTTTGTAGCTTTTCATTCATTTCTATAAAAGCGTTGTTTGTCGTTTCGATTGATATCTTAATGAAGTTTTCTTCTTGAGCATCTTTTACGGATTCGCTATCAAATACCGGTACGTTTAAACCCCATTCTTTTAATTCGTGTTCATCCCATTCGTTTGCTAAGGTGTCCCAATCCCATTCACCAGTGTTTGCGTTTAGTCTTATATTTAATTCCCTTTCGTCGTCGTCGTTTAAATCGACAATCACGCATTCAATTTCTTTATATCCTAGCTTTGTTAATTCACGTACTCTAAAATGACCGCCTACGATGTAACCACTTTGCTTATTAAATATAATAGGCTCGACAACGCCAAACTTTTCTAAAGAAGCCTTTAAATGCTTTTCTTGATTCTTTGTACTTTGTCTAGGATTGTAAGGCGCGGGGATTAAATCGCTTAATTTTTTTATTTGTATTATCATAACCTATCAAGCAAATTATCAATTTTATTTATAACCTTTATTTTCATTGGTATTGAATTACCTAACAAATCAATGTCATCTAGTTGCGCAAGTATCTCAAGCATAACCATTATCTTATCTAAATTCTGATTCGTTTCTTTTTCAATATCGATTTTATTAGGCATTATTTCTTTTTTGATTCTTTTATTATAATAGCTTCCCAAGCTTTTTGAGCTTTCTCTTTAGTATCATAAATACAAGCACCTTGCCCGATACGATATTTTCCGTTTGAACATTTAATTACTGGCATTACTTTCTTGATTTACGCCCTCTTCTTTTAGGCACTTGCTTATTTACATCTTCAGGCTTAAAGTCATTCACAAACGTAGCTTCGACACTGGTAGTGCTTTGTATTGATTCTGCAAAGGCTTCGATAGGTTCGATGTAAGTATCGTAATTAACGCTTAGATATATCCTTTGAATCATTTCCGCAACACATGACATACACCACTTATTCACAAAGAATTTATCGTCTACTTCTTGCTTGTAAATAGCTTCAAGTTCTAAGATAGTAACTTGATTCAGATTCTTGATAAACCCAGCATCGCGTAATGAAACCCAGTGTTCTTTATATTTATCAAGTGTTTTTTTAGTTAGATAGTTCATATAAATTTTTTAAATAATATCGCCACAATACTTGAAGCGAAAGCTATCATTAAGGCTGTGATAATAATATAGTTAAAATATAAAGCTGATAACAAAGCAACCCAGAAGCTCAAGCAATAACCACAATCAAAAGGTTTTAAGCGTAAAGGTGTCTTTATAAAGTCATACCCTTTTAACTTGTTACCGATATTGAATTCATCATATAAAAAACGTGAAAACATTTGTGGTATCATTGAGATTTCGGCAAAGCTAAAGCCTAGACAAGCACTACCGACAATAAGAAATAATTCATTCATATTCTTTAATATTTAGTTTAACATTATTTATAGCATTTTTAACTCCGTTTGCGATTGTTCGAATAGGAATACCAGTTTTTAAACTCACATTCTTGTAAGTACCTAGTTGTAAATATAATTTTAAGACTTCACATTCAAAGAAGCGAAGTTCTGATATGCTCTTTTCGACTGCTTGAATCCTAGCTTCTATCTTATCATAAGCATTATCGTCTTGCAATTCAAACAAATGATTTGCAAATAATATATGGTCACTGTTTTCGATTAGTTCGTCGTCAATAATATTGTCGCTTATCCTTTGATTCTTAAAGTTCTGATAATAAAACTTTGAATTTTTAGACCTAAATTGGTTTAACCCTATGCGAACAATAAAGAATTTCAAGCATTTTCTTTCGTGCATATCAATAATTTTAGTCTGGTCGTATTCGCAAATAGTTAAAAATACATCTTGACGAAGTTCTTCCCACCATTCACCTGCAATATTCTTAAAGAATGTTATTATATCTTTTTGAGTATAATAATCACTTATAACCTTATTATAATTCATTGTGCATATACTTATCTATTATTGCGATTGAGTTTGTTACACCAACGCCAAACGAAGCGTAAGCACCCTCTCTATTTAGGTAGTCAAGGTAATTCTTTTGTTTAGTTAAATGCTCATTAGTTTTCAACATACCATTTAGCTTGAAAGGTGATTCGACTTTTAACTCTAAAACTAGCATTGAGTACTTACCGTTATTATGAAATATAAATAAGTCTGGTGTCCCTTGCCCTGCTTGACCAAGCTTCTTTGCTTTACGTGCTAAATAAATCGGAAGCCTTGCACCTGAAAGATAGTTTGCCATAAACCGAACTTGTGGATATTGCATCTTAAAATAATTTATTACACTTAACTGAATTAAATCTTCTTTGTTTTGCATTTATTTCTTTTTAAATGTTTCGTTGTAGTATT